ATCTTCTCTTTTGGTGAAGACACCTAGCCATCCTAGTGTGCCTTCAAAACCTTCTCTTTCGGAGCCAGTTCACCCGACAGTCTTTCGTAGAATAGGCACTATCTTCGCCACCTATTTGTGCAGTATTACATCTACTTTCCCACAGTCTGCTTGTATCGTAACTGCTGCCGTTACCCGACCAGTTTACGACCTAAAACAAAATTTATTGTAACTCAGGCCAGATTAAATGCCAACTACTAGGAAATAAATCTTTCCTTGTTATCAATCTATGTGATTTTTTTTCTAATGTTGCAGCTAAAAATACTAATTGACCATGTGGTAGTCCTCTATGTCTCCATTGTGCTACAGCTGGAGGTGCTACGTTGCACAATTTAGCCACTTCATTAGTGCCACCAAGTAAGTCAATTAACATGGAATCATTCCAGTTAAATTTGTTTGTTGTAGTTTGCATAAAGTTATCTTAATTTATTTTTGTTTATTTTACAACAATTGTTGCACTATGTATTAATTTTTGTTAATATAACAACATAGTTACTTAAAGGGAGAAAACTATGATTGATACGAGTGATATAGATGATGAGATGCAAGAAATGCGTGTAATGCAAGAAGAACGTCAAATGAGACTTTTGGAAGCATTAGAACGTATGGAATATGGCACGATGACAGAAGAAGATAAGCAAGTAATTTGGTTTGAATGTGGTTTGCCACGTTCTGCCTTTGTTCAGTATATGGGACATTAATATGAAACATAAACACGCAGATTTAATTAAAGCATGGGCTGATGGTGCAAAAATTGAAGCAAGATATCAAAAGGCTAGTGGATGGACTGAGTGGGCAGAAGAAACAGGTGGATTTTATTGGTATCAAGGTGGTGCTGAATATCGCATCAAACCTGAGCCTAAGCCTGATTATAGAAAATATTTTGTATATCATTCTGAAAGACCATGTATTTATCCATGCACATCAAATCAAATTGCTAATATAGCTTTATATTTTGATGGCGAAACAAACCAACTTAAAGATGCAAAGGTAATTTAATGAATAATTACTTAGAACTACGGAAAATTAACGTAAACGAAAATACTGAAAAGAAAGGTCGTTTTACTTATTTGTCTTGGGCATGGGCAGTTGACCAGTTACTACAGCTCGATCCGTCGGCAACATGGAGATACGATCAGCCTATGGCATTTGGTGACACATTAATGGTGTTCTGTACTGTTACAGCATTTGGTAAAAATATGACTGCTCAATTGCCTGTAATGAATAACCAGAATAAAGCTATGCCTAATCCTGATGCGTTTGCAGTTAATACAGCGATGCAACGATGTTTAGCAAAAGCAATTGCCCTACATGGTCTTGGATTATACATTTACGCTGGTGAAGATTTACCTGATGTAGAAGAAGAAAAGCCTGTAGCTGCGACTGCCCAACAAATAGCATCTATAAACGCCTTAATTGAACAAACAGGTTCAGATGAGGGTAAGTTACTTGCCTACTTTAAAAAGCCTTCTGTGTCGCTTTTAGACAGAAATCAAGCCATTAATGCAATTGCATTACTAGAAAAGAAATTAGGAGAAACAAATGTCGGTGAATAAAGTCATATTAGTAGGCCATGTAGGTAAGAATCCTGAGACTCGTGCATTTCAAGACGGCACAGGTGTCACCAGTTTTAGCTTGGCAACGTCTGAGAAATATAAAGATAAGTCAGGCAATATGTCAGAGCAAACTGAATGGCACAACATTAGTTGCTTTGGTAAGTTATCAGAGATTGCTAACAAATATGTTACTAAGGGTAGCCAAGTCTATATTGAAGGCAAGATCAAGACAAATAAATACACCGACAAATCTGGTGTAGAAAAGTATGCAGTAAACATTGTAGCAAGTAGTTTGCAGTTGTTGGGTAGTAAAGAAGCAAAAAGCCCATCTGTTGACGTTGGAGAGATAAGTAATTATGCCTCTAAGTCTTTAGGTGATATTCCAGAGGATTTACCGTTTTAAAGGTTATTATGGATAATATGATTCGTGAATATGCGAAGAATAATTCTGACACATTTACACAGTTGTTTGGTGTAGATGAAGAACGTACTGTGTATCAATTTGATCAAGTCGGACTTAACAGATTTGTTAATCAAGTGATACAGCGTACTTCTGAATTGTCAGAAAAAATCGTCTATTCATAAAACTTATTAACTTTATTAAAATTTGACTGCAAGCAGTCATGGGGTAGTGTTCACTTTAAAGGGAAAGAAATGAACCAATGTAAGACTTGCAAGTATTGGTATAGTCCAAAAGGATTTGACGCAATGGGCATTTGTCGTAGGTTTCCGCAATCACAAAACAAAGCTCCAGATGATTGGTGTGGTGAGCATACAGAACCAGTTGTGTTTATAAAGAAAACAAGTGAACGTGTATAAAAGTGTAGATTTGTACGAAAAAGTTTACCGATAAGTAATTTTGTATCAAAAAGTGTGTTAATGTACCAAAAAGTTTACCGTTCGGTATTCATGTATTTTGAATAAATGTGTGGTTTGTTAAACATTTTGTACAGTTGTTAATGTTTTTGTGTAATTTAAGTAACAATTTTAAAATATCATAAAGGGAAAATATGATCATCACAGCAGAAAGTAATTCAGCTCATTGGTACACAGCCGATGGCCAACCTAGTTATACACGCATTGCCAAAAACGGTAATGTACGCAATACAACACTTGCAGATGCAAAAAAAGAAGGATTGCTGCCAAGTGTTACAACTATTATCAATGTCTTATCTAAGCCTGGTCTTGACCGTTGGAAACAAGAACAAGTCTTGTTAGCAAGTCTTACCTTACCTCGTGGAGAAAACGAACTAGAAGCTGATTGGTTAAAGCGAGTTACGGAAGACTCTCGTAGCACAGGCAAAGATGCTATGGCAAGAGGTACGGCTATGCACAGCGTATTAGAAGCATATTTTACGCAAGTATATTTACCTGAGTACCCTATGTATACACATAGAACTGAAACTGCATTAAGAGACCATTTTGGTGATCAGTTTTGGCATTGTGAAAAATCATTTGCTCATCCTCTTGGGTACGCTGGTAAGTGCGACTTATACAGCGATGAGGGCATTGTTGTAGATTTTAAAACAAAAGAATCCCTTAAAAACGCTGCGGTTTATGATGAACATATTTTACAACTTTCTGCATATGCACATGGATTTAATATGCCAAATGCAAGATGTGCCATTGTATTTGTCAGCGAAGATGAAACACAGATCCATGAAATAGATCAAGATGATTTACAAAAAGGATGGAAAATGTTTCAATGTTTATTAAGCTATTTCCAATTAAAGAACAATTTAACCTAATCACGTCTAGGGGAGGGTTTTTCCCCTTTAAGGCTCTATCAAGCTCCTTTCCTCTCCTAGACACCTTCCTACTGTTGTATTTTTGCACTTAGGGTTTGTCCCTACTTGTATAGTTAACAAAACTTAATTATAGTTATATTCATGCAGTACTTATTAACGCATTTAAAGGGGAAAATAAAATGCAAACATTTATAGAAGCAGTTATCGGAGCAATTGTAGTTTTTGGCCCAGCATTGGTTTGTTGGATTTTAGTAAGGGGATTCTAATGAGCTTATATAACATTATGTCTACAGGCACATCTTTTGATTCTTGGTTAACTACAGATACAGAAGCAGAACGTCATGCAAATGCTGAAGATGCAATCAATGCACGTGTAAAAGAATTATGCAATCACAATGCTGATTACGACCACACATTGTTTGAGAACTTTAGCCAAGATGTATTTTCTGCAACGATTGAACAAGCAGAGTCAATTGAAGATTATTTAAAATCAAAAGATTTTGAGAAACTTGGTCGTTTGTTATGGTGTATCTCAGTTGAATCTCGCGAGAAATTAGCAACAATACAAGCTCAAAACGAATATGAAAACGGAGAATTAAATGATTGAAGATTCTGAATATTGGAAGTCTATGTTTGAAAAAGCCATGACTGAACTAGATAAAACAAATGCCCATCTAAAAGAAATGTCAGATCAGTTACGTGAACTAGAAATTAAATTATTAGGAGGGCCAACTAAATGATCTATGTAGCCCTTTTTATATCAACTTTTATCTGTGGGTTTGTTATATATCTTGCCGAACTACCTACCCAAAAGGTGTACGACTGTAAATATGTATCATACCCAATGGCTGTAGATGTACCTCAACAAGTTATTCACGAATGTCAGAAAAGGAAATTAATATGACGCAACATCAAATTATTGTAAAACTAGCTAAGAAACGCTGGATTAGCCCTATAGACGCATTTAAAGAAGGCGGCGGTATGAAACTATCAACTAGAGTTGGAGAGCTTCGTAGAGCTGGTTATACGATTTTAGATAAATGGCATCCATCTAAATCATTCAAACTTTATAAATGCGTAGGAGAACCAAAATGATTCAAACAGATATGACTTTAATTACACCTGAATTAGCAAATAAATGGCTAATGAATAACTATAATAATAGATCGCTAAGACCTTCTTGGGTTAACACGTTAGCACAAGCGATTAAAAATGATGAATTTATGACCACTCATCAAGCTATTGCTTTTTCAGAATCTGGAAGATTGTTAGATGGTCAACATAGACTTCATGCAATTGTTTTAGCAAACAAACCAGTAACTATGTTGGTTGCAAAAAATTTAAATGAAAAAACTTTTTCAGCAATTGATTGTGGAGTAAAAAGAACCATAAGTGATTTAACAAATTTAGAAAAAGGAACTGCTGAAATATGCCGATTATTTTCTCGTTTGGTTTTTAGGCAAACTGGATCAGGTGGAACTGCTGCACAAACTTTAAAAATTGCTGAATCAGGCATTTCAGAAATTTGTAATGATTTAATTAATTATTGCAATATATCTAAAAAAATTGTTAGTTCTACATCTATTAGAAGTGCTGCAATTATTCACATTTTAAATGGTGCACCTAAACAAATAATTTTTGAAAATTATGCAAATTTAGTTAAATATAATTTTGAATTACTTGCTCCAATTCAATTAAATTTTTTAAAACAAATAAGCGAAACAAATGTTCCAGCAGGTAATGTTAATTATTATTTAAGTAGAGGATTAAAAATATTTGATTCTAAAAATGCTCATATAACATCATTGCGTTTAAAAGAAACTGAAGTTAATGATTTAATGACTTTTGCAAGAATGGTAATAAAAAATCATGTAGGAGAATATAAATGACACCAGCAAAGATATTTGATCAGCAGCGTTTTGTTTGGATAAAACCAGAGGCTACCAATATTATTAAAACTTGGGAACGCTTTGGTTTTATCCGACCTTCAAAAAACCCTTTTTTTCTAGAAAAATGGAAATACTATAAGGGTTAAAGCATCTTTAATGCTTCTTGCTTTTCACGTTCAACGCGATTTAACCATCCTTTACCAAACGTAGCGAACGTGGAAAGTGATTTATAAAAGGAAATCTTAGAGTTACTAAACTTTTCAATTAACTCTTTAGCGTCAGCTTCTTGTAATTTTTTTAATGTGTTAGGCCCTATTGATCCGTCAGCCACAATACCCAATGAAGTCTGCAATACTTTAATAGACCGACCAGTACCAGCATTAACACCAAAACTAAACACCAAAAAATCTAATCCAATTGGTAAATCATCGCCATGTACGGCATCCCAATAGTTCTTTTTATAAAGTGGCTTAACCTGGTCTTGAGTAAGTTGTTTCATGTCATCAACAGTAACTGTATGTTTAACCCATGATTCCCAAACTACTTTAGTAACACCCCAGTTAGTAGCTCCACCTGCGTCTCGACTATCATTAACGAATCCGCCTTCTGATTTAATCATTTCACCAAAAGACTTTTCCCAATTACTTTGCATTTTTCTTCATCTCCATAATCTTTTCAAGAGTACGACCACCAAAGTAAAATGACATAATCAACATACCCCATTGACCTAATAATTCAACATAGTTGTTATTAACTTCAATATCCCATGCAGACATCATTGCAAATACAGTATATGCAATTAATATAAACACTAAAGTCATTGGTCGAATATTCTTAGATAACCAAGAATCACTAGCCATATCTGCTTGTTGACGCTTAGTAACTTCTTGTTGCTCGTTCATATCAGCTTGCAACTGGGCTAATTCACCATTCTGCTGCATTTCTAACAGTTTAATTTGAGCTTCTTGTTTTGCTTGTGGATCAGGAACAAACTTATCTACAAGTTTCAGCCCTACACTTAAAATATCATCTATTCCAAACATTATTTTTTATTCCAAAGTTCAAACAACGATTTAACTTTTTCCTCTAATACACCAATGCGTACATCCATCTTAGCCAAAGCAACGACTAAGGTTATAAACCCTAAAAATAAAGGCCATCCTTTTTCTAAGATTTCTAAAGTATTCATTTGACGGCAAAATAATGTGAAAGAAATCCAACTAAAGAACTAATAGCAGATACAATAATCATGCCAGCCCACAGGCCTCCCTTTGATTTATTCGCGAGGGCTAAAAGAGTCTTGACATCATCACGCAACTCTGAAACTTCACGTTCCATAGTTTCCATTTTTTGCCACATAACTCCTACCTTAACTGGATCAATTTCAGACATATTAATCTTTCGGTAATTCTGTTGGTACAGCACCTTGTTCAGATGCTTGTTTTTGTACTTCAGAAATTAATCCTGCAACTTCTGCAAATGGTTTACTACCTAAGTATTGCATAATTGCGTTAATTAATTCAGTTGTTAATGTAATTTTATCCATTATTTAGATTCCAATGCTGTTAGTCGTGACTCTAATGTTTCAATACGAATTAATGCTTCTCCCAATGCTTTTACTGCTTTCATATAAGCTACAGAATATGCAATACCTAAAGTAGTTTCACCTGTTGGTTTTCCGTCACTATCCATATCAGGTGTTTCAACAATTAAGCCTGGTGAAATTTCTTTTACATCTTGAGCAACCCAACCTATTTGTTGTTTCTTTTCAGGATCATTTTTAAAATTATATTTTTTTACAAGTTGACCTAATGCTTTGATGTCATTCCATTGTGAACCTGCTAAAACAATATTTTCTTTTAATTTAATATCAGATATACCGCCATAACTATTAGGTGCATTTTGTGTTACACCATTTCCATAAACTAAAAATTGTGCAACACTATTTGACTGCCATAAACAATGAAAAAAGTTAGTTGTTGCTGCTGTTGCTGAGTTTGCGTAATAGTGATAACCAACAAAACTTGCAGGACTTATAGCAGCAAAAGTATTACCACTTGTTGATGATTGGTAACTTGTTATTTTTGCAGAAGCACTTGTAATACCAACGCATAAATTACCACTAGAGTCTATACGAACTGCTTGTGGATAACTTGAGACACCTAAATCTAAAGAAGCATTTGCTGGTGTTGAATTAGTGCCGTTAATTCTATCAAATCCTAAACTTAATGCAGCAGTTCCATTATTTGAATAAACACTTCCAACAATTGTTGCTTGCGTATTGTCTGCACTAACTATTTGTAGTTTATTTGCAGGACTAGCCGTACCTATACCTAAACGACCATTAGTAATATCCCAAAATAAATTATTTGAACCACCAATAGCACCTGAGTTATTAAATAATACTTGTCCGCTAGAAGTAGCATTAACACCACCTTTAGTAGCTAAAGTTTGTACTACTCCACTAGAATCCTTGTAGAATAATTTACCATCATTTGTGTTGATTGCGAGTTCGCCTGCAACTAAGTTACTAGCACTAGGAGTTGCACTAGCTGTAGCTGAATAATAAAGACTGATAGGCGTATAGTTTGTTTGTGCCATTTTAGTAAGTTCCCCCGAAAATTCCTGTCGTTGCAGTAATTGTAGTTCCTGTTATGGCAGCAGCATTAGTAATATTGTTGTTGCCCATTTGTAATGCACCTGTCATTGCTGTTTGACCATCTGCTGCTACTGAACCTGTTAAAGCGTTAGCAATATCAGTTAATGTTGTATTAGCCCATGTAGATGATATCGTTGTTCCTGTTACAACAGGATTACCTGCTGGTAATGCGTACGTTCCTGATCCGTTGCGACTCATTGTTGATTCTCCTCAATTGTTGGTTTAGCCGATATCATTCCACCAGCTATAGAGTTAGTTAAGACCTCTCTTTTTGCCGTATTAGGCTTAGTTTTTGATAGTGCTTCTAACTTCTTAATGCCGTCAGGATCAGTTAATAATTCAGCTAATTTTTGTGAATTTAATCTCATTCTAAAGTCTTCAAATCCTGCAACTATGTTGGATGGTTTAAATGGAGTTAAGGCCGCTTTTACTAATCCACCACCCTTTAATTCTTGCAGAGCCTCCTGATTAAACGCTGTAGCAGAGCCAGCAGGTAAACGCTTACCTTGTGCCTCAAATACATCTAGCATAGTCTCAAAGCCTTTATATGCTTGTGGACTTGAACTTTCAGATATAAGTGTTTTAAGGTTAGCTTTTTGAGCTTGATTACCAGCTATTGTAGAAGCAAATTTAGCTCCACCAAATTGATTTGCACCTGACTGTAAATTTTGAGTAGTTTCGTCAAAAATACTTTGTAAATTTTGTCTTGTCCAATCTTTAACTACGTTAGGATCTTCCCTACGCAATAATTTGATAACTGATTTTATATCTGAAGGTGATGTTGCTAATGGTGCTGAAGGCATTAAAATGTTACGTTGTTGTGCCATTGTGCTTTCTGTAGTGCCACCAGTATTCGCTAATTGACCTAACATACCTTCTTTTCTTGGCTGAATGGTATTTGTTTGTGCATTAGCATAAATGTTTCTACCTTGAGTATAAGATGGTGATTTAGACGCTAAAAAGTCATCTAATTGTCTTGAAGCAACAAAAGCATTTGCAGCTTTTTCTTTGTCATAAGATTCAACCATCTTATTATTAAATTTATTATATTGAGCATCTAAATATTTTTTTGCAGACAATAAAGTATTGGGATCATTAGCTGATAAACCAGTTACTCCTGAATATTTGTCTTTAATCACATGATTAATCGCATCATCTATTGCAGAATTAGTTGTTAATTGTTTAACTTCTGTCGGTAAAACAGGTAATGCTTTACCAGCAGATAAATTCTTCATTTCACCCATGCCTGATTGGTAATAAGGCTCTACACCACCAGTCAAACCTTTTTCTGAGCGTTCTATAAAGTTGGTAGCAGCTTGGTTTAATGTTGATGGTCTAGTAATAAAAGGACTAATTTGGTTTGCTGTTTGATTAAATGCGTTGACGTTTGCGTTAGGTCTTTGATTCATAAAATCAGCCATTATTTGAGCTGATTTAGGAGCATTTTCTACAATTCTTTGTGTACTTGTTAAACGATTACCACCTGTTACTTGTGATAATGCTTCAGCAGCCGTTAATGGTGTACCCAATTTTTGAGCATCTTTTATTAATAAATCAGCAAGTTTTAATTGCTCTGGCGTTACATTTTTTAATGAATTTCGAGCAACATCACCAACTGTTGTTCTTAATGCCGTAGGTGCTCCTACAAGTCCCATGCCTAATGCTGTTGCTCCTGCTTGTGCTAATGGATTATTAACATCAATACCTTGTAAACCTTGTTGTATTCCTGAACCGACAACACCTTGTGTTCCTAATCGTGCCAATGATGGCAATAAATTTTTAACACTCATAGGATTGATGCCACCACCTGTTGCAAGTTGTGTTGTAAAATCCATTGCTTTTAAAACAGGTGTATTAGGTTCATTTTCAGGTTTTAATACGTTTGAATGTATTAATGATTCTGTAATAGGTTGTGAAAATTTACCTAATGGTTCATTAGTTCTTGCGTAATTGTATAAATTTTTAACATTTGATGGAAAACCTGCTACAACATCACCTAATCCAGCGACACCTTTTATAGCACTTTGACCTAAAACACCTAATGTACTTCTAGGTTTAGTTTCTAAAACATTAGACTCTTGTGCTTGTTCAAATGCTTGTTCTTTTGCAAGTTTATAAGCTTGCACAACAGTATCAAACTCAGAAGTGCCTTTTTTGTTTTCGTTTTTAACAATCCATTGTGCGTAATCTTCAGCAGTAGCCATAATTATCTTCCTATAATTGCATCAGCAGCGTTCATAATAGCATTTGGATTAGTGCTTAATGGTAGATTAACAGGTGATATTCCTGTTGCTTCAATAACATTTTTTGGCATTGTTTTAAATCTTGAATTCCATTGTTCAACCGTTGATTTAGCAACTTTTTCTTGTATATTAGCCAATTGTATAAGAGTTGTTTTATCCAATTTAATTTGACCACCAACAACTTTTTCAAGAAATTCACGATCTGTGTTTGTAAATCCTTGACCAGCACCAAGACCAGAGGTTTTAATATTATTAAGCACATTTTGACCAAGATTTGACACAAGTAATTCTGTATTTTTAATTTTTTCTGCGTTATTTGCACCACCTAAATTAAATACTTTTGCAGCACTTAAAGCAAAATCTGCTCCTGTTCCTGTTAAAGCTCCTTTATTAAGCAAATCTTTAATTTGAACAGATTGTTGCAATAGTTTTGGTGCTTCTAAAGCTGCTTTTCTTATATCTTTATCTTCTTTGGCTATTAATAATCCAAATTCTTGACCATACGCTTTTTCTGTTGATACATTTACAGGTACATTTACATTAGTTACAGGTCGTTTACGATTAGCATCTAAGGTTTGATAATCATTATAAGAACCTGTAAATCCTTCTTTTTTAGCTAATTGAAATTCTTGATAAGAAACAGGAGGTTTTTCAATTTTGCCTTTACCAGTAGCAATTTCTTCAATACTTCCATCAGGTTTAACTCTAAAACGAGTTTCTTCAGCACCTAAATTGAATTGTTCAGCAGGTTTAAGTTTTTGTGCTAATAATGTTTGTCCAATTGATTGTCCTATTGGACTTGTTGCTGTTAATCCTGCCAATAGTGCAGCTTCTTTATTAGGAGCTTTGCCAATTTGTTGTTGAATTGCTGGCATTACGTTACCCATGTCATCACGTTGTATTTCAGGCATAACTGCAGGTGCATAATCAGAACTTCCAAAAGTTTTTTCAAGTATATTTTTAACTTCTGCTTCATTCTGACCACGCAACATTTGTGCTAATTTGGCAGTTTTTTGTTCTGTTTGCTCTGCCATATTGCCACCCATGTAAGCATTTAACAATGGATTAAGCTGTTGAGTAAATGATGGTGCAACATAATGACCTGACACCATTTGTCCTTCAGGCAATTGCTGACCTTTTTGCATGAGTAAATCAGCTATTTTTTTCTGACGTTCTAATGCTAAATATTCAGGTGCTAATGGATTATCAGCACCTATCGTAGGTAAACTAAATGGATTAGCTGTTGCCATAATTGTTCCTTAATAATGATGCTAATGGATTACCTTGTATTGGTTCTTGTTGACCAAAACTAAATGGATTCTGAGCTTTATATATTGGTGGTATAGCCATTGGTGTAAATTGATTTGCTTTTAACAAATTGCCTAATGCTTGAGACTGTTGTAAAGTTTGTTGATTGGGTGTTAATTTTTGCTGACTTGGATTTAAACTTTTAATCAAATTATTAGCACTATTCGCTGCTCTTAAAGCATCTGCAACATCTTTTGCATTTACTCCATTACCTGCATTAGATACATCATAACTAGGAAAATCAGCAGCAGTTAAACCACCAAAACCTGTTGCTGCAGATACTTCAGGTAATGTTGCAACACCAAGTCCTGCACCACTTCCTATAATACTTCCTGTGCCACCTAGTTCACTTGAACCATAACCTGCAGATGTTAATAATGGATTACTAGCGTCAGCACTTACACCATAATAAGGACTTAATGGATTAGTAGTCGCACCTTCAGCTAATGATGTACCTGCACCTAATTGTGCTACGCCTGAACTTATTGATGCATCACCAGATAAAGCACCAGGCAAAAAAGCATCACCACTAGCACTTGCTAAACTAGAACTAGGCCCTACAAAACCTGCACCTTCACCAACCGTCCCTAAAGTTCCTAATTCACTTGCAATTGGAGCTTCGCCTAATAATCCTAAACCTGCAGCACCTCCTGCCAACCCACCTGCCGCAAGAATGTAGCGTAAATCTCGTGCTGATTGGTCTAAACCAGCCTGTTGAATTGCCCTAACGCTTGCATTGAAGTCTTGATAACTTTGAGCAATTCGACTAACATCATTGTTAATTTCTTGATTAGGTATGCCTTGTTCTTGTAAAAAAGATACCCCATTATTTACAGACTCAGGATTATAAGCAGTACTTTGTGATTGTTTAAAACTTAATTCACTGCCAAGTTGTTGTTTTACTGCAGGGGATAATTTTGAATTAATTTCATCATCAGACATACCTTGGTTATTAAGATACGACCTAATATCAGAGGAAGTACCATACCAATTATCTCCATACATGATGGCTTTTGCCAAAAACCCCAAAACATCATTTGGGTCAGCGTTTATGACATTTCCATTGTCATCTATTGCTTCACCTCTAGGATTTATGCCATGCAATTGTCCAAAATCATCTGCCATATTAATAGTTCGCATTCGTATAAACAATATACATTATTCCAACAAGTTGGCTTGCCCAATCACGCCAAAGATCTCCACCATTGTTTGTTACGT